TGTTAATTTACCAGAAGGTTTTCATAGAGAATATACTTTTTATTTTTTAAAAAATATTTATCCCCAATTTAAACAGAAATTTTTAGAACATTTAGGAGAAACTCGTATGGACTTACAAAACATATGGTTTCAATGGTATAATCAAAATGATTATCATGCATGGCACGTGCATCCTTGGTGTCACTTTACAAACATTTATTATTTAAAAAATACTAATATTAATTTAAATACTCAAATAAAATTTGGTAAAAAAGATTATGAAGTAGAAATTAAAGAAGGACAAATATTGACTATTCCTTCTTTTTATTTACATCAATCACCAATTAATACTTTAAAAGAACCTAAAGTTGTTATATCTTTTAATACTACTTTGAAAGGAAATGAATAATGTACGATAATATAATAATAACCGAACCTAAATGGAAAAGTTGGGCAATTGAAACTACAACCCCTTTATTTACACCTGATCAATGTAGAAAGATTATTGAATGTGGTAGAAGACAAAAACCACAAACAGCACAAATTGGTATGGGCAAACCCGGTGGCGGAACAGATACAAGAAAAAGAGTTACAACTATTTCATGGATACCTTTTAAAGAAATGAGTCATATGTATGAAGACCTTAATAACTTTATACAAAAAGCAAATAGAAATCATTTTGGTTTTGGAGATATTAGAATTACAGAACAAGCACAATTTACAGAATATCCTGTAGGAGGGTTCTATGATTGGCATATGGATTGTGATGTAAACATGGCTCATGAACCACCTGTAAGAAAAATATCTATGACTGTTTTATTAAATCATGAATCAGAGTTTGAAGGAGGACATTTAGAAGTAGGAAACACTGGAAAAATTAAACATCTTAAACAAGGGAACGCACTTGTCTTTGCTTCTTTTATTCATCATAGAGTACAACCAGTAATAAAAGGTGTTAGACAATCTCTTGTTGTTTGGTTTGGAGGCGAACCTTTTAAATGATTAAAGAAGGATTTTTTCCAACTCTTATATACGCTGAAGATTTTAAATTAGATACAAATCAAATAGCAAATAATATTCTACAATGGTCTAAAGAAGACAAAGGCATTAAAAAAACAAACGTAAATGGGTGGCATAGCGAAACTGATATGCATAAAAAACCAGAATATAAACCTTTAGTAGATCAATTATTTAAAATGGTAGACCAAATGTTTATTGAAGAATTTTTAGAAAGAGAACCAAAGTTGGGAAATATGTGGGCCAATATAAATTATCAAGGTGGGTATAATAAACCTCATGTACACCCTAATGCTTTATTTAGTGGAGCTTATTATGTAAAAGCCCCATCTAACTGTGGAAGTTTAATATGTCAAGACCCACGTCCCGGCATTCAGACCTGTATGCCTACTAGAAAAAAAGTGGAAATTCCTAAACATTTATGGAGAGACGTGCATTTACAGCCAAAAGAGAATAGAGCTATAATGTTTCCTGCGTGGCTTTGGCACTCAGTTGAACCTAATCAATCTAATGAACCAAGAATATCAATAAGTTTTAATTTTATACAAGATGGATTTCAATGACAGGTTTAGTTTATAAAGAATTACCTATAGAAGATATTACTCATCTTACACGACCTGAGTTTATTAATGGCCAAGAACAAAAATTTCATGATAATTTATTAAATTCCATAAAACAATATGGAATGAGAGACCCTGTTTTTATAGATCAACGCAAGAACAAAAATGATGAAGTCATTTTAAAAGTTACAGTTGGAAATAATAGAATGGTCATAGCTAAAAAACTAGGTTTTAAAGTAGTACGTTCAATAGTCAAATTACTAAACCCTGGCGATAATAATATTGAAGGAACTCCTATCAATAACGAACAAGAGATAATTGATCTTTTTCATACAAAAGAAGGATTGGATATAAGAAAAAAAGATGGTATTATATGGGAAGTAATGCCAAAGAATCATTGGAGACATGGATTTTAATAAATATCAAGTAATCAACAAAGCTATTAGCTACGAGCTAGCTAATTTTATCTTTAACTATTTTTTGCTTAAACGAGACGCAGTTAAATATATGTACGATACGAATACTATGTACGACACAGGTCTATTGGGCACATGGAAAGATGAACAAATTCCAAACACTTATGCTCATTATGCTGATCCTGTGATGGAGACCCTTTTAGTGAAAGTATTACCAATAATGCAGCAAGAAACAGGCTTAAATTTAATTCCAACTTATTCATACGCTAGGTTATACAAAAAAGGTGATGAATTAAAAAGACATAAAGATAGACCTAGTTGTGAAATATCTACTACGATTAATTTAGGTGGAGATCCATGGCCAATTTTTATAGATGGCACTGGTGCTGATAGTGTTATTGATGAACGAAAAAGTATACTTAAACCTAACGCACCTTTGGGCACTAAAGTCCTGCTTGATGTTGGCGATATGCTAGTATATAGTGGATGCGAATTAGAGCATTGGAGAGAACCGTTTGAAGGTAATACTTGCGGGCAAGTATTTCTTCATTATAACCATGTAAATGGTCCTTTTGCTGAAAAAAATAGGTTCGACAAAAGGCCGATGTTAGGACTTCCAGCGTTTGTGAAGTCATAATATTATGGAGTTATATGCTACAAAAATTAGGTTTTTTACCAGGATTCAACAAACAGGTTACAGAGACCGGGGCTGAAGGCCAATGGTTTGATGGTGACAATGTTAGATTTAGATACGGTACCCCAGAAAAAATAGGTGGTTGGACCCAATTAGGTGACGATAAACTAACTGGTGCAGCTAGAGCTATTCATCATTGGGACGATAACGCTGGTATTAAATACGCTGCCATAGGAACTAATAGAATTTTATATGTTTATTCAGGAGGAGTGTATTATGACATTCATCCAATTAGAACTACTTTAACAGGATGTAGTTTTACAAGTACATCTTCACAAAAATCAGTAACAGTAAATTGCAGTGGCACTCATGGCTTAGGTGAAAACGATATTGTCATGTTTGATTCAGTAAGTGGGGTTACTGCTGTAGGGTCAACTTATAATGACGCTACTTTTGAAGATCAAAAGTTTATGGTTACTTCTATTCCTACTACAACAACTTTTACAATTACAATGGCTACTGCGGAATCAGGAACTCCTTTATCATCTAGTGGATCTGCTTCTGCTTTATGTTATTATACAGTTGGGCCTTCTCAACAACTAGGTGGTTATGGTTGGGGTACAGGGTTATTTGGTGGTACAGCTTTAGGACCAGCAACTACAACACTTGCTTCTGGTATTAATGATGCAGTAACTGATATTCCTTTAACCAATTCTTCAGCTTTTCCATCTACTGGAGAAATTAGAATTGGGTCAGAAGATATAAGTTTTACAGCCAATAACACAACAACTAATATTTTAAGTGGGGGTGCAAGAGAAGTTAATGGTACAACCAAAGCATCTCATAGTGGAGGAGATACAGTAACAAACATATCTGAATATGTTGCATGGGGTGAAGCATCTTCTGCTGACTTTACTATTGATCCAGGTTTATGGGTATTAGATAACTATGGAACAAAATTAATTGCACTTATATATAATGGCGCTTGTTTTGAATGGGACGCTGCAGCCGGAGGTGCGGTTAATATTAGAGCCACTATACTAGCTAATGCACCCACAAAATCTAGGCACGTTCTAGTTTCTACACCGGATAGACACTTAGTATTTTTTGGCACAGAAACAACAGTTGGAACTGATTCAACACAAGACGATATGTTTATAAGATTTTCTTCTCAAGAAAGTATTGATCAAACAGATTCATATACAGTTAAAGCAAACAACACCGCGGGCACACAAAGACTTGCTGATGGTTCTAAAATTATGGGAGCTATCAAAGGTAGGGATGCAATCTATGTGTGGACCGACACAGCATTATTTCTTATGAAATTTGTTGGCCAACCTTTTACTTTCTCGTTTGAACAGATAGGAACTAACTGTGGATTAATGGGTAAAAATGCCTGTATTGAAGTTGATGGTACAGCTTATTGGATGTCTGAGAATGGGTTCTTTGCATACGATGGTCAATTAAAATCTCTACCTTGTTTAGTAGAAGACCATGTTTATGATGACCTAAACTCAACTTCAAGAGACTTAGTCAATGCAGGATTAAATAACTTGTTTGGAGAAATTAACTGGTTTTATTGCACGGCTGCCTCTGATGCAGTTAACAGGGTTGTAACTTATAACTATTTAGACTCTACAACCAAGCGTCCTATATGGACCACAGGGACTCTACCACGAGCAGCATGGCAGGATTCTGCTGTTTTTGATAGACCTCATGCTACATACTATAATCCTTCCGATAACGCCTCTTACGATGTTACTGGTAATACGGACGGAAGTACTATATACTATAACCAGGAAACAGGGACTGACCAGATTAATGCTGGTGGAGCAGTAACTGCTGTAATTGGTACTATAACTTCAGGTGATTTTGACATTACTCAAAGAAGAGCTAGCACAGGACAAGTTGTAGGAATGCCAGACCTTAGAGGAGATGGAGAATTCATAATGAGAATAAGCAGATTTATACCAGATTTTATTTCGCAAACAGGAAACACTCAAGTTAGTTTTACAACTAGAAATTATCCAAATAGCACAGGAACTACTACAAACTTTAGTGTTGATTCAACTACTACTAAAAAAGACACAAGATTAAGAGCAAGATCTATTGCATTAAAGGTTGCTAATACAACTAGCAATGAAGATTGGAAACTTGGTACATTTAGATTGGATATACATCCAGGAGGAAGAAGATAATGGCTACAGATAAAAAAATGAAATATGAAGATCAAAAATTAACTAAGAAAGTTAAACCAGTTAATCAAGCTGGTGGGCCAAATTATCTTGGCAAACAAAAAATGGTAACTGTTCCTAAAAAATGGTTATCAGATCCAGATCACGTAGTAGCAGAACTTGCTTACATTACTCCAAGAGAACAAAAAATTTTATTAGATGCAAACATTTATGGATCATTAAAAGGAAAACCAAACAAAGGACCTGGTGGGATTATGTCATTACAAGGTGACCTTGGTGGATGGTCTTCTGGAGGTGGCAAAGGTGGAAACACTGGCGGAGATCGAAATAAAGGAAAAGGCGGATCAAGCACAGAAGATTATAAAAATACAAGTTATTATGAAATGATGACTGGAACAGGGACTACCGCAACTAGTCCTACTGGAGATACAGTTAGATCTAAAAACATTGCTAAAGGTGCAGTGCCTGAATATGTAAATACTCCTGAAGGATTAAAATATGTTGGATCTAAAACTAAATTTGTAGGAAGAAGTTTATTTAATCCAAGTGGATACAGAAGCACATATGGCACAAGTCCAAGTATCTTTGATCGTATTAGAGGAAAAAATAATCCTATGGGTTCTATTACAACAAGAATAAATCCTGAAACAGGACAATTAGAATATTACTCTGAAGACGAAAACGTTGGAGAAGCTAAACCAGGTTTTGGTGGAAGAATCGTGGGTGGACTAATGAGTCTATTAACGGGCATACCCCTTGTAGGTGGTGCGATTGGAACTGCTTATGATTATGGTAAAGGAATTTTTGGTACAAAACCAATAGACATGTCTGAGTTTAATAGATTAGGACTAGGTGGACTTCCACCAGGAACTTTAGATTTTGATCCTAATGCACAAATAAATGTAGAAACACCTAGTGTTCCTATGGAAAGTTTAACTCTGGCAAACTGGGGTAAAAAAGATCCAGTTGTTAATAATGTTGTAAATCCCAATCAAACTAACATGGGTGGCATGGCTATTAATAGATATGACGCTAATTATATGCCTGATATATCAGGCGGCATAGTTAATACAGACAGTTTTACAGATGCTGATGGGCTAGGAATATACTCAGGATAATGGCTAAAATTGTACAATCATTAACTAGAGCTGAAGAAGAATATAGCAGAGCTAATTTACAATCATTGGTCAGGGACCTTGATGGTGTAATAACAAAATTAAATTCTTCATTTCAAGATGAAGTTAAACAAGAAATAGAGGCTAAGACTTTTTTCTTAGACGCATAATGGCAGTAGTAAATGAATATAAATTTTATGGTAAAACAACCACATCAGCTGAATCTGTTGATATGTTGGAGCCAGGTGTAAATGAAACAATAATTGTAAGATCATTACGAGTTACTAATAAATCAGGATCTAATACACCAACCGTTACAATTAAAAATAATGCATTTGAGATAGTGCACACGCAAACATTAGCAACATCAGCTAGTGTAGAAATATTAACTTTACCTTTGATTGTAGAAGGGGGCACTAAATTATCCTATACTACGGCTGGAACCATGTCTGATGGTGTGGTGTTTGGTATTAGTTATCTAAATATTAAAAAGGAGAAAACAGAC